CAAGTTTCCTTTAGAAAACAAAGACCTTTTAAACATGATAGCAGGAGTGCTTAATACCTCATGTTTGGTTATGATAGTATCATTCTTTTTCGGTTCATCAATGGGATCTGCCGATAAGCAGAAACAGATTGAGAAATTAATGAACGAAAAGGATTAGTGTCAGGTGCAGGATTCGAACCTGCATCTCCGCTCAAAACGGATGTTTCCTCAAACCTATGCGGCTGCCAGTATTCATTTCTGGTTACACCAACCTGACTAATTATTTATTAAGCTTTGCCTGTTGTATTCTAATATACAACTCCCAGTTAAAGCTATCCCAAAATTGGTTATATGCTGATGGTATCATATTTTTTCTATTTGTTTTTTTACATTATTCCAATAAATATATGGTATAGTTCCTTCGTACCAAATATGATTTGCTTTTAATACTTCATCACAACATATTAAAGCACATTGTTTGGCATTTTGATAATCAACTTCAAAATATATTGTTCTATCAATTTCAATAGGAAAACCATATTGATAATATTTTTCTACTAATTCTTTTGCTTTTTCTTTTGGTGTCATAAATTGAATTTATCGATTATACTTCTTAAATGTTGCTCTGCTTTGCTTATTACATTAGGAAACTTTGATTGAAACTCTTCATCAGGTGCAACCACATAAGTAACCAACCGAAGCTTTTGTTCAATCATTAGTGGGCAATATGATGCGAATATACCTTGCATCTTCATTACATCCATTCCTATCTCTTTAGCCACACAAGCCATGTTCATTTGTAATTGATACCAATAATCCTTGTTCATTGACTTGATGTCTCCTTCGCAAAGTAGGTATTCAATATGAGTTGCTGGGTTAGGGCATTTGATTTCAAAGACAACATTGTGAGCAACTGCATCCGGTGAACCACCGCTAAAATCACTATATTGAAAGAATTTAGGATTCTCTGCTCCATAATAAACTAAATCGGTGTAGTTTTCCTTTAGTAACTCGATTGCGTATGGTTCTTGCTGTAACCCCCATTGCATCTCTGGTGTTTGGTATGAGTTTCTAATTGTTCCTGTAAGCAATTCACTAACTTTTTGCATGATGTAAGATTTAGCGGTTTCCGATAGGTTTCCTGCTTCCTTGTCGGCTTTGCTTCGTGGCTCGGTAAACAAGCTCCCAATTTGGGAGCTCGTAAACGAACCTGCTCTTTTATTCATCCATTCTCCTTCCGGATAGATATATGGCTCAATCATTGGTAGATGCTTTAAGTTTTTCAATTCGTGCTGTCGCATTTTGCGATGCCAAAGCTTTTGCTTCACTTACATCCTGACCTGCATCGATATATTCAACATCCATATTTTCAACATCTCGAATGATTGATTGGTCAGCAATCACAGCTTTCTGCATCTCAATTGAAAGCGGAGCATATTTGCTTAATAATAACTTTAAACAGGTCTTTTGAGCCATCGCATCAAAGTCCGTCTTCCAAACGCCATTTCCGTACGTTTTAGAGAACCTTTTGCCATGTGCCTGTATTTCATCAACTGTCATGTACATCGTCTTTTCAAAGCCATTTATTAAGCTAAAATAGGATGCATAACCTACCACCTTATCCGATTGCTTATTCGACCAATCAAATTCAAAGCCAGTTAATGGATTTTGTTGCTTTATTTGACCTTCGTAAACCGGAGTAACCGATATTGTTTTGAATTGTCCTGAACGCAAAGCTAATTGAATAAGTCCTTTGTAGCCAACCTGAAACTGCGCCTGTTGACCATAAGGGATTATGTAAGCAAATCCAAGATTTGGGTTGACCGGCAAGTCAAGCGTAGCAGCCATTAAAGCCGAACTAAACACAGATTCAGGCGATGCGTTTTTAAGATAGCTGTTGTTATTCACTACGGATAATACCGATGTAATGAATTGAGCGGAACGATTTCCCATTAATTCATTAAATTTGGACTTCACATCATCCCGATGGAAAAATCCTTTAATTGTCATTTGGTTGTTTGTTGTCATTGTTGTTGTTATTGGTTGTTTGTACAAATATCGTTTAATTTATTAAAAGCGTGTAGAAAAACTTTATTAAATTCTTGCGCTGTTATTTGTTTACAAGCATAGTGTAATGCCCTATCAGGATATACATGATTATCAATTGAGTAATTACCTGAATTGTCATAGATGCCTATTGACAGGTTTTCGGTTGGCTCATTGCTAACAATTTTGTAGTATTGAGTTCCATTGGTTGAGTAATAAGGCAATGCTATTTCAACCTCTTGCGTGATTTCTTTTTTAATTGTTGTTTTCATTTTTGTTTTTTTATTCTTTGGTTTTTACAATAGTTACATAAATGTTCATCGTCATTGATGTGAATTACATCGTGGTCAGGTACTAAAATTTCGCAGTCAGCACATTGATAATAGATGTACTCGTCATCATCATTGTAGAATCTTTCATCATCCGATAAGACATACATACCTCCAAAATCGTAAAGCATATGGTTCATAATTTGTAAAGTGTTTTAAGTTTAAAAATGATTTCTTTGCTCATTGTTCGGACATTGTTTCGGGCATCTTGCTTAATGCGTTTGTAAATATCTTCAGGAATGTCACTAATCCTTAACTCGAATCGTGTTTTTTTTAGGTTTTTCATTTAGTTTAGTTTTTAAGTAATTAATCATTGTTTCGCAGTATTCGTACAAAGCCGGGTTGAATGGCTCTGTCAATACCTTTTTAATTTGCAGATGCATAATTGCATCTTTGATTTCTTGTTGTTTGCTCATGTTATTTGTTTATTTATTTATTTCAATTATTCTTAATCTTAAAAGTTTTTCAACTGTTTTCCATCCTCTTTCTTGAGAATTAATTAAGTCAATAGTTGGTGCATCAGTAAAGTGCATTGAAATTTCTTTACCATAATAAGTAGTTATTGCTAACCATTGCCCAAAACCTGTTTGTTTAAAATTTACTTTTTTCATATTGTTTATTTATTATTTTATTAATGTTAATCCTAATTCTTTAGAAGCATAATTAATATGTTTAGATGTAGTCATTGACCAATAACGTAAAACTTTTGATGTTTTTGTTTCGTAATCAATTTTAGCAACATTAGTTGAATAACTTTGAATGTAATCACCTTCTGAAGTTGTTACGATTCTAAGATTTTTTTTGTACTTTTTAAATGTTCTCATATTGTTTGTTTTAATTGATACGCAAATATACGCAAATATCCACACATATAACAAAATAAAGTTATTAAAGTTATTAACATTAAATTGTTAAATTCCTTCCTCTATTATATGATCCCAAAGGGTAAGAAAGATTTTATCGTAACAGGATGAGCAGTTGCCTGTTGGCTGATGCCCAATATCAACGTAAAGCTGTTTTAACTCCATTGCAACCGAATGGATAGGAGCTATTTGGTAATGCTTATAGTGGCTTAAAACTTCCTTAAAGACGCTTAATTTGGCTTTTAAATCAGGTTGCATCGTCTAAAGATTAAATATATTGTGTTTGAAATGAACCCTCCGCATAAGCCATAAATAAACGACCATAGCAAAGGACATCCATTAAAATATGAAAAACATAACTGAAGCCAAAAAGCCAAGCATAATTCACAATCCAATGGCTTTAAAGATTTAATCTTATATGCCCATTTAATGCGTTGAGGTATTCCGGTTAAATGACACCACGTAAATGATGCAATGCTGATTAAAATGATTGTGGTCATTATCTATTTTTTAAATGATAATAAACTTCATTTAGAATTTTTTTTAATTTTTGAATATATTCTTCAACAGTTTCTTTTTCATCATATTCATTAAAAAAGATTTCAAAAATTTCAGAATCACTCATATTAATAAGTTTTATGAGGTTTTATATTGTAAATTGTGTTTAATCTGGCAATAGTATTATTTTTAACACCATCATTCATTCCACTAAACTCGGCAAATGATTTAAACATTTCCAAAAACTTTTCATCAAGTTCATTCATTAAACTATTTCTTTGAACATTTAAATCACAGGCTTTTTTTAATATATTGTAAAGTTTTTCATTACCTTGATATTTAACATGAAATTCATCAAATGACATTCTTCTTATTTCATACAATGCTTCTTGATTATTCCACATTTTAAGATCAACAGTTATTAATTTATCTACTAAAGTTCCGGGTGTTTCCATTTTACATTGTTTTTAAACCATCATTTAAAAAGTATTTTTCTAAATAGGCATTTCTCACTGAAGTGTGTACAGTAATGTTATTATTTAATTTTGGCATTGATTGTAAAATACAAACAAAAGAAGAACTAATTACATGACATTCAACTGCATTTTCCATAATTTTTAAAGCATCAAATAATTTTACACTTTTTGGAATTCTTACTTTTGGCAAATCAGGTAATTTAAAATCATTTATGATATATCCTCTTTCCGAATCATCATGAACAAAAATATATTTTTCAGATGTTACATATTGATTGTAAATTTCTTCTTCTTTATTTTTATCTCTTTTAATTTTAAACTTTTTTCTCAATGCTTTATCATATCCTTTTGTAATAAAAAAAGCATCATCACCGATTTCATTGTATAAATTATATCCATCTCCATCTAAATGTAAATTTTCAACGTCACCATTAAAATTATCAATTGCATTACCTATTTGATTTTCATTTTGTATAATAAATAATTCTAAATTGTTTAAATCATTATACATTCGTTCAACATTATTTTTATTATGTTCATAACAAAGCAGATAAATTTTATCATATTTATTTTTATCCCTTTTGTAAATGAATCTTACAAGTCCATTAAGGACAATCATGTCTCCCATTCCAAGATGGTGTGCTATTAGTTTATTCATACCAGTAAAATATATGTTTATATTGTTTTTCTATTTCTTGATATTCATCACGATATTGATCAATTGTTTTTAAAAATTTAAGCATTGGTGCTTCATACCATCCTGCTGCTCCAATATGTCCACAGGTATCATTTGTTTGTCTGTATTTTTCATTAACATTTGGCAATGGTTCATCTTTCCATGTATTTTTATATGCCATTAAAAAAGTATTTGGCATTCCTAAAATATAATGTTGTAAAATTGAATCAACTCCGGGTTTAGCAATTAAAGGATAAACTTTATCAACCAATAAATCTTGATCCGATCCTTTATAGGTTAAATTTCTACCTGATATTAGCGCATCCCAATTACCTATTTTATCTTTTAAATGTTTAGTAAATCCAATCATACCACCCATTAGAGGAAGATTATGACTAATTGAATCAGTTATTGCGTGACATATTTTTTCAGTTTCTAACCATTCTTTAACCATTTGTGCTTCACGATAAGTTAAAGGTGAATCTAAATCTCGGCAAATTGTATAACTTACATGATCTAACCAAATTGGCTTCATTCTCCATAACATTGCTTCACATAATGGTGCAGGTGGATTTCCATAAAATTGAACATTAAAATTTTCCATCATTTGAAATAAATCTTTAAACTTATTCCACGTATCTTGGTCAGTGTTTACGATAATTTTCCAATCAGGATAAAGTACCCTTGCCAATCTTATATTAATCCATAAACCTCTTAAATATGAATTAAACTCAAAGCAATTATCTGGTGTTGCCTTTCCATATCCAAATAAAGCATAACTGATTACTTTCATTTGTTTTGTATGTATTGATAGTTGTAAATTATTTTATCTATAAAGTATTCCTTTTTTAAAGCTTGTGCTTCATGTAATTGATATGACCAGTCTCTATCTTCACCATGATTAATAGTTTGAAAACTAAATTGTTTAGCAATTGATGCTTTAATAAAGTTTAAATGATTTGGAAACCTTTCATATTTAATTTGATTTTCAGTAGTTGCCCATGCAGAATATCTTATTGAATGCTCAAACAATTCAGGATTTTGACCATCCCAAGTAATGATACCACGAAGTGAATAGCAGTCAGGTGAGTAATCATAACCTTCAATAAATGACTTAATGTAATAATCAGAAATCATATCGTCATCATCAATGAATGCAATATATTCTCCTCTTGCTCTATTTAATAAATCATTTCGTTTCTCGCCAATTGTTTTTTCTACATCCGACTGAATCAAAATCTCATAATCCTCAAATGCTATTAATTTATTATCGTTAAATTGTTTATTTAGTTGACTTAAAAGTTTATCTAAACTTCTATGCCTACCGGGTATAGTTAAAATCAGTATTGATAACTTCATAATTCAAAATTAAGTTTTTTCCTTTTAATATAATTTGATTCATCATCAAAATAAAATTTATCATTTTTTGAATATAAAGAATCATAAGTTCCTTTACTATAAGCAGGATGCTCATGAGATAATATGTTATCATTTACAAACTTATAGCAACCTCGAATAACTGCAACTTCCTGTGCTTCATTATCGCAATAAACCGACTGATAAGATGGATGGTAAACGTATTTATCCCTTTGGTAATAATCAAAACCAATGATTGACATGGTTGCAAGGTCATTTCGATTTCCATCCGGAAAATGCAAAAACTGGTCTAAATTGCCATTTAAAGAATCAATAATTATTTTATCAAATCCTTTCTTTGTGAATACTTGGTCATCCGATACATTCAACAGCACATCCCATTTTACAAGAAAATTATTTAAATCTCGGTTAATAGCATCAATCTTATTCTTTGATGTTCCAGAAGCAATGGTTATCTTGTCAAACTTACCATCGCACCAATCGTAAATTGCAGTAGTAGTTAAATCATCATGGTCTAAACTGATTAAGACATGAAAGTTATCGGTTGTAACATTATTGAAAATACTTTCCAAAGTTTTAATCGCTCGGTGAGGTCTGCTTCTTGTTGTAAGTTTAAATAATAGTTTCATTGTTTGAATGGTTTGTATTTAGGTTTATCGTTTAATTCACTTAAAAACACTTGGTAATTATCATAATAGTTTGACTGCTTTTCTTCGTTGCTAATACTTGATTGAACACCACCTGAATAATCCATGGAGTAAATATATTCATGTAAGTATTGTGGCATGATATAAGCATGAGTGGTAAATCCCATCTTGTGAATCCTGTTGGAATATCCAGCGTGTTCGAATCCCCATCCTTTATATCTTGTGTCCATATAGCCTACCTTTTTAAATAAACCTTTGCGATTATCAAAAGCCATAAAAACCCCACCGCAATTATCAAAATAATACATTCCTAAAGCATATTGATAATAGGGAGCATGAATAACTTTATTAAGCAAAAGGAAATGTGCCTCCTGTGTTTCATTAAAAACAGACGTACAATACTTAACCCAATTTGGATTAGTAGGAAAACAATCATCATCAAACAAGAAAACAAAATCACAATGGTTAAGATGCTTAATGCACATATTTTTTGAATAAGCCACTCCTTTAAATTTCTCATCATTGTGAATGTAAATGTCTGCATCATTGGTATAGGTTTGAATTTGATTTACTGCTTTATGCAATAAATGATGTCTATTTGGAGTTGTTGTTATTCCGATTCCTACTTTCATAATTTATTATACATATCATGACGAACCTTTGACCATTTAACTATATCATAATGTTCTGCAACATACTCGCTTAATCTTTCAGCGTAATCCTTAACCATTTCCGGATTATTTAAAAACCTTTTAATCGCCTTATACCAACCTTTTTTATCATTATCTATCTTAATGATAGTATTATCAGGAAAAGGTGAATAAGGTAAGCAATTAGAAGCAATAACAGCTTTTTTCTTTGTACCTGCTTCGATAAGCTTAAGTTCAGATTTACAATTGTTAAACTGACTATTCCGAAGAGGCACAAGTGAAACATCAATTTCATCATAAATTGTAGCGTATTCGTTTATTGATTTACCCCATACTCGTTTGTATGGTTCTTTAGTTTCATATTGTCTGTCTATGTAATTGCTCAATGATATTCTATACTCCGAACTTAACATCCGTTTGTTGTCGGACATAATATCCTCATATCTTAAATACTGAGTTCGGTTTTCAATCTCGTTTAATCTTGCTTTGTAGCATGGATTATTTCCATACATATAAGCAGGATTGTTTTTGTGAAACTCTGCAATCTTAAATTGAATCTGCGGTTCAACATTAAAGCCACCCAGAACAAATTGATAATTCTTTAGCGACTTATCCGAATAAACATAACTTATTGATAAATCCATTAGCTGTAAATCCTTTTCGTGCCAAAGTCCACCAATCCATCCAAAGCGCATTAAATTACTTTCCTTTGCTTTCGTTTGCCATTGTTCTTCAGTTGTATCTATGCAGTTAGGAATTATCTCACCACGACCTATAAAGTTTCTCAAAGATTCAGTTGTAACAGTTACAAGGTCAGCATACTTAATAGCATCTTTAACATTGGACACATATTGTCCATAAGGTATCTGCTTTGCTTCATGCTCGCTTAACTGAATGCCTCTATCAATCTTAAATTGTTTGCATCGGTTTACCAATGCTTTTTCTACAAAGATTCCATGATCGGAGTTTAAAGCGTAGTTATCATCAATATCAAACACCACCTTGCATCCATTCCGATGGCATCGGTCAATTACATCCTTTGTGTGACCATTAATTGATATTTGCCGAATAAATTGTACTATGTCAAAGTATTGCAATTCTAAATCAGTAACCGCATCAAAGTTTGAAACTACACGAACCTCATCACCACAAACCCTTGCCATTACTTTATGCGGAGTAATTTGTCGGTGGTACTGCAACCCGGTATCTCCAGTAACAATTAGTAAAACTTTCATTGCGTTACTTTGATTTTTAATTCTTCTTTAAACTCCTTTAATGTGGTTGAAATCGATCTCAAAGGTATATTGGTTACTTTAGCCAAATCACGATAGTTACCGACCTTTAAATACATTTTAAATAACTTTTTTTTATAGTCATCACTCCATGAATCGTTTTCACATGGCTCCAGTGCTTTATCGACATAATCAAAGATTGCATTATATTCATCTTCGTTAATGCTTTCCGGAACTATTTCTTTTGGTACATCTAAACGATTTAAGTTATATCCATACTTCTTTGACATTGTGTAACCTTTTACCACTCTGTAACCCCATGCAAAAAAATAATACTTCAATGACTTAATTTCAGTAAGGTCATCACCATTCTCTATTATTTTTAAAATTATTTCCGAATGCAAATCTTGAGAATAGTGCGTACCTATCTTAACACACAGATTATTTGTGATTTCTTTGAACTCTTTCGAGCAGTAAAGTATTTCAAGCAGTTTTTGGTTTTCTTCCACGACGAGGAGTGTTATCTCCAGCAGTTAAATCAATGTACATGATTCCATTTTCAATCTTGGTTGTGATATAACCTTTTTTAATTCGGTTGTAAACAGATACCAATGAAATGTCTTTTGTCAATGCGTATTCGTTTACTTTGAGATAATCTTTGTTTTCTTTAAGTGTTTCCATTTTATTTATTTAATACAAATATAACTAAACATCTTTATATGTTTAAATTATTTTTCAACAATTAAATAAAAGAACGGAGATACATTTCGTAATTAATAACAGCCAACACATCATGATTATGTTTAAAAGCTTTTGCAATCTTGTAGATATTCTCATTACTTTGTGCGGGGATTTCATCAATTATTCTCCGCACCATCAATCGTTCATCTTCTAAAGCCATTCGTTTAAAATGCTCCTTATATTCCTTATTTGAGAATTGCTTGTATTCTTTTGTTTGTTTCATATTTTATTTTTTAAATAATTTCCCCATTGTTCAGCCATTGCTTTAGCTATACCCTTAAATGTTTTTGAACGTTCATGACCAACTTTTGATTTATCCTTATTATTCATAAATGCATTTGCATACCATAAAGGTTGTTTTTTTATTTTACCTGTTTTACTATCAATCCATGTATAAAAATCTCCTTTGTTAACATGAGTTATTTCATCATTAAATAAAGTTGGTTTATCATTATGATATAGCTTTGGTAAATTTTTTAACCACAAACAAGTTGTTTTTTGTGCTTCATCACCAAAATAATAAGGTTGTATTATTTGATCAGGTTTTCTGTAAATTTTACTCATTATTCCAATTGGATTTTCAATAGCTATTTTATCAATTGGTGCATTTACAATTTTCATAAAAAAATCTATTCCTTCTTTTTGTCTACCATCTTTTTTTTTCTCTTCAAACCATGCAGCACCACTAACAGCTAAATGTGTACAAGGAGGAAAAGCTATCATTAAATCCCAATCTTTATTAAGTTGTTCAATAACATCACCTTTTATATGCCATTTTGGATAACCCCCAGAACATTCTAAAATATCACAACTATATGCTTCAAATCCTAATTTTCTGAATTCAATTGTTACTGCTTGACTTTCTTCACAGGCAAGTAATACTTTCATATTATTTAAAGTTTTTATTATACCATTCATAAAACGAATCGAAATCTTTTGCGATGTAATAAATACCACCAGCTTTTTCAACTTCTTTTTGATATTGCTTTTGAAATTCAGATTGCCTGTCCTTACCAATCTTTACTTCAATCTTTACTGCTTTGCCTTTGACAATTGCATGAATGTCAGCTGTGCCTCTTGTCATATTTGATTTTACAAATCTTCCACCAATCTTTCGAGCAATGTTATTTACTCTTTCTGCTTGGCATCCATTTGTTTGTAAAAATCTAATTATTGATACTGTTAGTTTATTTGCATCCATTTTAATAATCGTAGTTAACTATTTTCGTAAGTGATGGAATTATTTTTGTAACTATTTCTCCCGGCTGACCATTTCTAAACTTTTTAATGTCAAGAATAAATAAATCAGATGCTGATACATTCCTTCCGTTTATTTCAAAATCTTGCATTCCCATCATGTCAGGACGATAACAAAATATGACCATATCTGCATCCTGTTCAATTGCTCCCGATTCTCGAAGGTCAGACAGTTGAGGTTTTTTATCTACTCGCTTTTCAATATCCCTACTCATTTGACTCAATGCGATGATAGTTACATTTAACTCCTTTGCTATCATCTTAAGGTTTCTGCTTATCTCGCTAATCTGTTGCTCTCTGCTTTTTCTTTTATCATCGCTTTCCATCAACTGCAAATAATCAATTATGATTAGTTTAATGTTTTTTTCTCTGACAAGCTTTCTTGCTTTGCTTTTAAACTCAAATACATTCAATCCTGCCGACTCATCAATCCAAAGCGGTAAATTGTTTAATCCTTCCGTTGACAATTCCAATTGTTTTATCTGCCAATCAGTTAACCGCTTCATGATAATGTCTTGACTATTGACATCCGAAACAATACTCATTAACCTTCCTACTAATTGCTCCTTTGACATTTCCAAACTAAAGAAAGCAACAGGATAATTATTTAAAATAGCAGATACCGCAAAGTTCATCGCTGCAGTTGACTTACCCATTCCCGGTCTACCTGCAAGGATAACTAAATCGGTTTTGTTCCATCCATTTATCTGCCTATCTAATTTGCTTATGCCTGTAGGTATTCCAAATGTTAAAGGATTTTCCAAAGCTTTCTTTAATTCCCATATCACTACATCTTTAATATATTTAAGTTCAAAAATGTTATTACTTGGTATGTCGTTAATAATTTCATTGATTTCTTTGTTGAGGTCAGCAATAATCTTAAAAGGATCGGCAACCTCTGACTGGCTTTGATTCAATACTTTACCTCCAATCAATGTCAACCGCCTTCTCATGTTTTCTTCTAAAATCAATTTAACATTTGTAACGAGGTCAATCGTTTTGCAGTTAAGGTTGCATAATTGAGCAATAAACATCTTACCTCCGGGCAATTCGTTCATGTCACCCGATGACCTGATTTCTTTAATGATTGTATTCACATCGATAAACAAACCCTTCCTAAATCGATTTAGTAACCCTTTATAGACGATTTCATGGCTTCGTAGGTAGAAATGTTCAGGTTTGAGTGATTCGAACGCTACAACCGAATCCAATGGGTTTGTAATACAAATCCCTAAAACTATCTGTTCTGCTTGTTCAATCATAATAAGTTATTTGGTTTCATTGTTTTAATTTCTTTTTGATCCGTATTCTTTTCCCATGTATGCACTGCTGCTTTCCAGTTCTTCATTGTATTTTTTCCAACTTTCCACCCATTGCTTTCGTAATAGTTAAAAAACTTATGTCCATCAACCCCTCCATTCCTTTCCTTGCAATAACTTAAAACCTCATCAAGCGTTGGTTTTTGAAATAAGTCCCTTTTATTCTTCTTTATATTTTTATTTATATTTTCATTTTCATTTTCATTTTCCATATGTTTGACATATGATGAAGATATGTTAATCATATCTTTTTTGATTCTGTTCTGTCTACGACTTTCTGAATAATTCTTTCTTTTAACAATTTCCTCATCCAATCTTTTGTTAAAAAAATTACCATCAGCATCAATCAGAAACTTTGAAAACACATCTTCATCATATCCATTACATATCTTTCTCATATCTTTTTCAGTTAAATGACCTTTTTGATGTTGATAACACAATATCCTGATATACATTCCAACCTGTTCATTTGACAAAAAACTTGTACCGGTTAGAAAATCAGAACTATAAAATAAAAATGCAGGATCTTTACTCATAACTATTTAACTTCAAATGATTTAACAACATCATACCATTCGTATACCTTTGGAATAATTATTATTGATACTATCCACTTTTGATTTTTCCTATCCCATAATAAGTGAGATGAAATTCCATACTTGAACGCTAACTCAAAGCATTCAATCATTGCTAATCTTAATTTTTTCATGATTTAAAATAACCAAGCCAACAAAGGACTACCCGATGAAGTGTCAACTTCGATTGGCAATGCTGGACTTGGTATTTTTTAATGTTTTCATTTACGAGTAGTCGGATACAAAAATAACTTAAATGACACTTTATATTGAATGATGTTACTTTAAAGTTTTAAACAATTTTATTAACATTAATAAATTTACTAATTTTATACTATGCCAATACCTAAACCTTCATCTGGACAATCCGAAAATGAATACATCTCGGAATGTATCGGTAAACTTATATCTGAAGGAAAAGACCAAAGCCAAGCAGCAGCCATTTGCTATGAGACATGGCGTAATAACATGAACGCTCAAAAGAAAACCTTTACAATAAAGAAAACTAAATGAAAACTGAACTTTTAAGTATTAATAAAATTAAAAGCAATCCTAATAATCCAAGAATTATTAAAGATGATAAGTTTCATAAATTAGTTAAATCTATTAAAGAATTTCCAAAGATGCTTGAACTTCGACCAATCGTTGTAAATGATGATATGATTGTACTCGGAGGTAATATGAGATTAAAAGCTTGTAAAGAAGCCGGATTAAAAGAAATACCAGTTATTAAAGCATCTGAACTTACTGAAGAACAACAACGAGAATTTATCATAAAAGATAACGTAGGATTTGGTGAATGGGATTGGGATATGTTAGCCAACGAATGGGATAATGAACAACTTGTTGAATGGGGACTTGATATACCTAATTTTTTAAATGAAGAAAAAGAATTAAAAGATTTATCAGATACAATAAATAATCTTTATAGAATTGAAATTTTGTGTAAAGATGAAGAACATCAAGAAAATACATATAATAAACTTTTAGAACAAGGTTACGAATGCCGACTTTTGACATTGTAAAAGAAGTAAAGCCAACTAAAACATTTAGAGTGGCATCAGTTATTGGTAAATTTGATTTACAATCTGAAAATATAATAGAACATTTTAAAGGTGATATTAATTTACCTGATAAATGGCAAATAGGTTTAATTGTAGGAAAAAGCGGAACTGGAAAAACTACTATAGCAAAACAATTATTTGAAGATGCTTATATTACTGCATATAAATATAATGCTGAAACAGTTTTAGATGATATGCCAAAAGAATGTAGTGTTGAACAAATAACATCTGCATTTAATTCAGTAGGTTTTTCAAGTCCTCCAAGTTGGTTAAAACCTTATTCTGTTTTAAGTAATGGTCAAAAAATGCGTGTTGATTTAGCAAGAGCAATTTTAGAACAACAAAAATTATTTGTATTTGATGAATTTACAAGTGTTGTTGATCGTAATGTTGCTCAAATTGGATCATTTGCAATGCAAAAAGCAATAAGAAAAACTGATAAACAATTTATAGCAGTTACTTGTCATTTTGATGTTAAAGATTGGCTATTACCTGATTGGATATTTGATACCGATTCAATGACCTTTCAATTATTTGAAGGGCAAAAAAAAAATAGACCAGAAATTAAATTTGAAATATACCAAACAGCAGATAAGTCAATTTGGAAAATGTTTGCTAAACACCATTATTTAAGTCATTCACATAATAACGCTGCAAATGTATTTATAGCAACTGTTAACGATGAAATAGCAGGATTTTTAAGCGTATTACCACAACCCGGAAAATTACAAAGACAAAAAAGAGTACATAGATTAGTAATTTTACCGGATTATCAAGGTGCAGGAATAGGAATTAAATTTTTAAATGAAGTAGGTTATTTATTTAAAAAAGATAAATGGATATTTAGAATTAATACAACAGCACCAAGTTTAATAAATGCTTTAAAAAAATCAAATAAATGGAATTGCCATCATTTTGGTAGACATAATTGTGGTAAAAATGATATGGGAAAAAAAGGAAATGCAACAAGAATAACAGCAAGTTTTGAATTAAAATAAATTTAAATAATGAACGACAAAACCGACAATAAAAAAAGAGATTTACTTGAAGCACTGGAAAAGTCGCTTGGTATAGTTACAACAGCTTGTAAGCAAGTTGGAATCCATCGTGATACTTATTACGAATGGTTGAAGAAGGATAAAGAATTTAAACGTAAAGTTAGAGAATTAGAAAACGTCGCTATCGACTTTGTGGAATCACAACTTCATAAACAAATTGCAAAAGGTAATCCATTGTCAACTATATTCTTTTTAAAATGCAAAGCAAAGAAAAGAGGTTACATTGAGCAAAACGATGTTAAGATAATGGGTAATATGAAATTTACAGCGGACTTTGGCAAAAGCGATACTATACACACCACACAAGAATCAGGAGAAAATACATCAGGCGATTAATAATGGTCACCAAAAGTATTACATCCTAAACATCGGGCGCCAGTTCGGAAAAACTTTATTAGCAGCAAACCAATTACTTTATTGGGCATTGAATAATAAGGGAGCAAAATGCGCTTGGGTTTCACCTGTATACAAACAATCTAAAAAAGTATTTCAAGAA